CTGGTAATACATCATTGACTTGAAAGATTTTCGCTGCCATTAATACTCACCACCTAACAAATTGTCTAATGCGGCTGATATAGCATTATCAACATAGGTTTTAACTGCTTTTGGCGAGGCAGTTTTTGCATCACTTGTTGCGTCTGTTGTAATGTTTGTTGAAATGGTAGGAACGGTTGGAATAGTAGGTTTATTAGTTAAGTCTTCATAATTACCACTAAAGCCTTGTGGTAAGTCTGCTTTTGTTATAACAAGTTTGTGTTTATCTGTTGCGTCTACTGCTACTTGACTTATGTATTTGCCACTTTCGGCATCACCGTTATTCACTGTAATGTCTGGTATATCGGTTTTTTTAGCGTATTCGGTTAAGTCTATTTTATCAGTTGAAAGTTCTACAAGGGTTGTGCCATTCCACCAATAGTCTGGTGACGTTAAATCTTCTATGTAAAAGTTTGTTCCTACCAATAATGTTTCTCTATTTTCTGGTATTTCTAGCCAAGCGTCTAAGTCTTCTTTTGTTTCAAAAGACATCGCACTGACTTTTCCCTCTGCTATTGCTCTTGCTTCATCAATCTTGCCTTGTAAAAATGGATGTGCTAATTCGCTTGTGTTGTGTGTTGATACTGCGCCTTCGATTTCTTCTGTAATATTTGTTTCTAAAGTTTCTGCAAACAGTTCTAACCCACCAAGTCTTTCATCAATAGTTGCGATATTGGCGGTGTTAGTTGCTATCTTTTCTCTAATATTTGCGTGAGCGTTTGCGTTATTATTATGGTCGTTAATAGCGTTATTGCGGTTTAAAGCCTCTTGTGCAATGATTGCATCAATTTGTGTAACGTCATAATAAGTGCCGTCAAATGTCGATTGCCATAATTCAAGCTGAAGCAATCTACCGTCGATGACGTTATAATATTCATAGTCAGTACCGATTGCTTCGTAAATATGAGCAACGAGTTTTCCCATTGCTCTTTGTTTGATAAGTAAGATTTGCGTTTCATCTTCTGGATCAAATACGACTTGCTTTAAACGAACAGTGATTTGTAGTTCGCCATTGACAGCCAAATCATCTTCTTGGAATACATATCTAAAATAAAGAAGCTTGTTCGTTAGTTCTTCTCTGACTGCATCGCACGTTTTTTCCATTATCTCGAATGAATCAGCACGTTTGAATGCGATAGTGGCTAAATTAACCGTTTCATCTGCAAAATTGCCGTTTTCATCTTGGTAATAAATATCGACATAGTTTGCATTATCGGACGATTGAACGAGTAATTGTCGGTCTTCAATGGTTTTCAAGCCACCATATTTATTAAAAATTATTTTCATTTTGTTTTTCCTCCTTAAATTAAGGGTTTTTATTTGCCTTTTTTATTTTAGTTCGTTGCTTCCGTAGAAATAAATCCAGTCCTTAAGCTTGCTGATATCATTCACTGCCAAATATAAATTGCCACTTGCATCAGCTATAGCAAAGGCTGCTTTGTTTGATGGAATCGCTGGTGCGTAATCAACTCTAACAGCATTATTAACTGTGCTTCGCGTTAAACTCGCACCACTTAACACAGAACCTTTAGCTTTAAATATTTCAGTCGTGTTATAAGCTTGTTCGCTAACATAAATTACCGCATCTTCAAAAGTTGTTATACCTCGCTTGATCAATCCATTGTGTTCTACTAAACGATTCCCGATGATGATTGTACCAAATTGATTCTTTGCTGGCAATAGTTCTAAAGCGACATTAAACTTAATAGTTTGATATGCATCTTTCAAATACCGATATTCGCCTTCAGCTGAGCGTGAAGATGAAATGTAATAGTCATAATTAGTTTTAGGAAGTATCTTATTTTGCTCGATGAAGTTATCAGCCCTTGCCCTAAAATCAGTCAATAAGAACTTAAAGCTTTCAAATTCTCCTGTGTTATCATCTACATACGGATTATAAACTACCTTATTACCACCAATTATTCGGCCACCAATAGAATAGCCTACAGAATAATTATCCATGCATTGAGCTACAAAGTGCATCACGTTACCCATTGTGTAGTTTGCAGTCGCAAGTTCGAATGGTCCAAATGTATCACTACCGCTTTTTGTTTCAAATACGAACTTTGAAACTGTGTTATTCGTTCTGCCAATTAATGCCCTCAAAGCAAAATTCTTTACAATTCCGCTATTATTAACTGGCAAAAAATCGACCAAGATATAATTCTTAATCAAAATTTCGTTTAGGTAGCTTGTAAGCGGGATATCATATACTCGCTTTTCTCGATTTAAGGCTATTCGTTCATTCAAGTTGTTATAGTTTTTTGATAGGTAATATCTGACTTTTGCGTAATTATTGTGATATGCAACTTCTTTTTTGTAAATAATATAATTGTCAATAGTTTTTTGACCAATCTCTTTAATTTCATCATGGTCTTTAACGACTGTATCAACAATATACTCATCATTGCCTAAGCGACTGATTTTCCCAAGCAGATTAATACCATGTCTTAATGATGATATCACTTTTTCGGATTGATTATCGATAGCCGATAATTTAGCTTGTTCATTGTCATATAAACCTGGCTTTGTGATTTTTGTATAAGTATCAATATATGGAATATACTCAATTCTAACTAAACAATTAATAACATTATTTTCCAGCGTGACGTCCCAATTTCTAGTACGATCGAGATTCTCGCTTCCTGGTATTTCGTATCTTATACAAGCTCTGTCGATTGCAGCTTCAATAGCTTGCTCCACTGGGTTATCAGGAAAAATAACCCAATCAGTTTTTTTGCCTCCAGTTATGTTTTGACCACTTCTGTCATAAACCAAAACATTGTCTTTCCCAAAGGCTAAGCGACTTGGTAAAGGTCCGTCCACGCTAAATCCTATGCCGGGTGTTGTTCCATAGTTTTCGTCTAGCAAAGTATAGGCATCACGATCAAAGACGGCTTCTGTCAAATCAAGTGGATATTCATAATCTTTTTCGATTGAATTTCCAGCGCCATCATTAACTCGAAAATCGCATAAAATTTCTAGTTTAATTATTCGTTCAATCGGAAATACTGTGGATATTTTAAAATTATTGCTTGTAAGCACTGCTTCAGTTGTTTTAAAGGATGTCCAATCCTGGAACACAACATTAGGGATAACACTATTGGCACCAAAGCCCTCAATATTGCCGGCATGCATTTCTACATTATTACTTCTTTCCGTACTAGCAATTTTAGCAAACTCAATCGTTTCTTTAACTTCGTTCATATCAACGTACGAGATTTTTATGTCGTTGAAGTCATCAATCTTTTCAATATAAACTCTTGCGTTTTTAACCGCAAGCATGGCATCAAGTATCTCGCGAAGTGTTGCTTTATCAAAGAAAAAATCCTCGCCTGGTGTATCGCCTAAGAAGGTTATTAAATCGCTCGATAAACTAAATCGCGGGTTTTGTCCCACTTCGATTAGTTCTGCATTCACAAGTGCTTTTTCAATTTGTGCTTTAAGTGTATCCGTTTTGTTAGTCAAGCAAAGATTATATACAAAAATTTTTTCTAAGTATTTTGTAGGTTCGATGTAGATAAGTGTATGCCTAAAAACATAAGGAAATATTTTTGTGTGTTGCTCCATTCTTTCCTCAGCTGCTAGAAAGAATCGCTCTTTATTTGAATATCTTGCCATCGTTAAAATGCCACTCGAATAGCTGATGACTTTATAAACCTGATTTTCGGCATCATCCGTTTGGTTTGTGAGTTCGATCAAATCGCCTGCACTTGCTGTATTTAATTGGTTACTCCATCCATAGCTTTCGCTAACATAAAATAATTTACCATCACTGGATATGGATAAATAGACCTCATCAGTAACTGTAATTTTAATGTGCGGTTGAGTGTCGATTTTAATCGGAGTAAAGACCGGAATTAAATCGCTTGTATTGTTATCGTAAATTAAAACGCCATTATCAAGCGTATCGTCGATTGTTTCTGTTTCGACTTGGCCTGCAAGAACTTTTTGTATTTCTTCCCAAACACCATTTATCAATTTGTAATATTTCTGCATACCTTATCTTCCTCCGTAAATCGATGCCATGCCAACTCGTTCTCTCAAAAATTGCGCTTCACGATTTCGGTTTGCAACATCAATGCCATAACTTATAACTTGAAAACCAAGTGATGCAGTTGCTATGGTCATTCCCGCAATTCCGCCCTTAACCGCCATTAAAAGCGTTCCACCAAGCTGATTAGCAGTTTGTAAGTGTGATTGTGTAATATAATCGCCCGTTAAATTACCATAATTTTGCAAACCATAATTTATAGCTTGCTTGCCAACTTGGATAGCTACCATCTTGCTCAAGACTCCGCCTGCTTCATTACTTGCTTCGTTTGCTAGCTTCTTTTGCGTTTGATCAGGAGTTGCTTTTGAAGTCGGTGATGGTGTGCCCTTCGATTCTGTTGCAATTAATTCAACATTTATGGGAATTCTATATTCTGTGTCCATAGAATCACCTACGATTTGGTTAATACAAGATTATATACTGAAGCTTTGTTTTCGTAAATCTCGGTAACGACTAATTTATTTATTGATATTTCATCACCATCAATTTTAAGCGTTAAAACAGATTGATTCAAGTCAATTTTTCCAGCAATTTGCTTTCTTAATTCGGTTTGCAATGCATCATTATTAACTTTAAGAAGCACGAAAGAATAACTTAGAACTGTATCGATAAATAATTCCTCTTGACCATCTTCATCGATATATTGCACAGATTCGGTTACTGGAGTAGCAGACATATCATAACGATTAATATATTTAATATCATATTCTGTGGATCCAATTTTAAGTTTGCATATCGAAGGCTCGATAATTGCGTTTTCGGAATAGGTGATATTTAATAACCAGTTTCCTGTAATGCAGTTGACGGTCCTACGTTCTAAATGAACTTTATAAGCGCCACCGATTTGAAAAGCATCTGAGTAAATCACTTGGTAATAATAGGTTGTTCCATCAATCTCTGTTTGATAATATTTTGCGTTGTTCTCTTTGGCGATTTGGTTTAAGATGCCAAATATTTCTTGCAAATAATTAGCTTGGCAGATAAAATTAATGCTAATCGGCAATGTATTCATATCGAATCCATCAACCGATGAACGACTTGTTCCACCTGTATTAATTACCATAACTATTGCTTCTGGATCATCGTCGAGTGGCTGGTAGTGAATGTCGTTACTGACATATACTTTGCGTTTAGTTACAGCTTCTAACTGCGCTCTTAAAATCTCTTTGTAATTACGTTCAAATGTCATAGTTTCCTCCTATGATACAAGCTTTCTAGCTTTTGCTTCTAAGTATTCAGCGCGCTTGATTTGTTTTTCTTTAAGCTCTCTTGTGTATCCTCGAGATTCTAAATATTCATTAGCTTCATCTTCCGTTATTGCACCTTCCATAATTTGCTTAATAAGCGGCAATGCTTTTTCGATTCCTCTGTTAATCCAGCCCTCGTTAGGGTTTTTTTTCCCTTTTAAAGGCGCTTCGAAATTGTCCCAAGACTCTTGAGTATATTTCGCATAAGGCGCAATTTCGCCACCGACTGCTACATAAAAATATCCTGGCTCGCCTTCAACAACCCTAATGCCATCTAATGCAAGATTTCCGGTATCGTAAGGTGCTTCAGCTTTTAAAATCGTACAAAGCGCATCACAAGCAAGCTTAAGCCTATGAGCAATAGATTTCATATTCCATCGCACCTAAAAAAGCGTTTGAACGCACTTCATAAACTTGGGTTATATGATACTCATGCCCTTTGAAAAAGATAGTATCTTCAATTTTAAAATCCGCGGCTTTTGGATCGTCAGTTCTTAAAAGAAGGCTTTTCCCTAATCCCTTCGCACGTATTGTTCCTGTTAATTGGTCGATTTGTTGAGGAGCCGCTTTGAGCGTGCTTGATAAATCCACGCAATTGAAAGTGTAAGAATTAACGTGATGCCTTAAAATTTCATGGTCCGGATCTAATACTCGTTTATGCCATAAGGCTTGATCTGGGAATCGATAATTCATGTACATAGACTCATCCTCTCAATCCGGCATAAAAGAGTCCGGCATTCATTAATATTTTTTTTGCTTGTGGGCTAAGGGTGCGTTTTCTTAATTCGTCAATTGGAGTAAGTGTGCCACTAATAGGATCATAACCGGATATGTAATTAAAGTCACCAACTACAAATACATAAGCCGCTTGTTCAAGAATTGCCCTATAAATCGCATCTTCTTGCACTTCAGATAATCCTCGTTCTTTCCAACGCCTATAGTTGGGATTTCTTGCCATGATTTCTTCTTCAATCATCATCTCAATTCGGTTAACGAATGCTTCGACTTTATTTGTTTCTAAATCATTTGCCGGCAAACGTTTCTCTAAATCGATACCAGCTCTAAATAGAAAATCTTTTGTAAATGTTTTGATTTTTTCTTCGGTCATATATAACCTCCATTTAGTAAAAAAATAAGGGGAGGAAGTATTTATCCTCCCCACAAAAATTAAAAGGGTTTTTAAGTTAAGTGATAATTAAGACTAGGTCTAATCTGTAGTATATTCGGTTGTGTCGATATCAACAGCGATCGAATCGATTTGACCGTCTTTTCCATTAGGGAAAATGAATGTGTCATAGTCTTCACGTTGCTGGAATAGCCATCCGTCGCCAAGTGTATGTGCGCCTGGTGCGAAGAAATAAATCGAACTAATTTTTGGAACAGTTACGACAGTTTCGGTTGATGCAGCTAAGACATTGATTTTCTTAGAGCCCTCAACTGGAGTGTTTGTTAATTCGTAATAACTGTTAATATTGGCAACAACTGGCGATGCAACTTCTGTATAAACATAGGCACCAGCTTCGCCAGAGCGAGTGTAATAAGTTTTATCTTCATCAATTTGTTGGTCTGCAGTTTTTGAATATGTTGGTAAAATTTGAGCGATTGGTTCAAAACCACCGTTTGTTGGGTTGAAATTGAATTTGTCATAAAAACGGTCTTCATCGATTGCTTCTAAGATAGGAACGGCATCGATCATTGTATAACGAGTTTCAATGCCGATGCCGCCATCGGGAATAACAGTCATTTCAACCTTGCGTTGTAATTGAGTTGATAATTCAAGCAAATCCATTACAGCGCTACGAACATAAACAACAAGACTTCTTCGATAGCGTTTTACTTTTGCGATTACGCTTTTGATTTTGGTTAAAACGTTTTCTACAGAATAAGTAGAGATTGCGGTGGAAGAACTATATGCGGCTCCTAAAGATTTGGCTGTTGTTGCGACTTTACTGAAAAAATACGCATCTTTTTCTGGAACAGCTTGCGTTTTTTGGAAAACCATTGCGACATTTTGCGCGGACGCGATGTAATTTGTTTCATCAACATCAGCTTTATCAACTAAGAATTCGATATCACGAGAAACATTCACGGTGAATTCGAAGTCTTGTTGAGTAATTTTACCACGATTCCATCCACCAGTTCTTGCGTGGTTTTTGTAGCCAGAAGTTGACATTTGCGTGAAATGGAATGTTTTTGCGCCCAGCCATTTAACATTAGGCACAATGAACGGACTTGTTAAAGCCTCCTGGATCATGATTGGGAGTAATACTGGGCTGAATTGCTCAGCATAATTTAGAGAATGAACTACAACAGACATTAATTATTAGCTCCTTTCAAATTAAATTTTTTAAATGCCTTGCTTGTGCTTATTCCACGGTTTTGGATTCTCTACCGGTGCTGGATTTCCCATTCCTGGTTTTGTTGGAATACCACCTGGAATAATTGGTGCTCCGCCTCTTGGCGGTATTGGATTTGGTGCTTCTTCGAAGATATAAGCGTGCGTTTTCTTTAATCCCTCGATTTGTTCGTTTAAGCCATAGAATTTGCCATCTTTGAAAGTTATTTTTGTGTTGTCAATCTTGGCCTTAAGCAAATCGATATCTTTTGCCCTATGCTTCGATAATTCGGTTTGGAAAGCGAAGTCGTATTCTTGCTTTTGGATTTTCGCTTCATACTCTTGCTTTTCTTTGGTGTATGTAGCTTGTAAATCCTCAAATTTCTTGGTTAGTTCTTCGTTGCCTTTCGCAAGTTTTTTTAATTCTTCAAGCTGTTTATCCCGTTCGGCTATTTGATTTTTATGATCCTTAACTTGGTTGTTCACTTCATCAAATCTTGATTTAGGGATGAATTCGCCTTCTCCGAAAAAATAATTCGCACCTTCTTTGAGTTTCGGTTTGATATGTTGTTCGAACACATCTTTACCTACTAATTCGATAAGTTTTTCCATAATTTTTGCTTTCTCCTTTCGTACGCTTTTTTACACGGTGCGCCCGTGATTTGAAAGTTTGGGAGGCTATCGCTTACCAGCGAGATTTTGGGTATAATAAAAGCACCTCGTTTTAAGATGCTGTTATTATCGATTTGGGTTGGTGATTTGTCTTTTAATTTTTTTAATGCATCCTCATAATTCAAAAACACATACTCGCTTTGAACCGGAATGACGGGTGTTAATATGCCATTGACGCCTATTTCTATTTCTTTTGTTTTACATCCTGTTAGAACAAAGATAAGCACAATTAAAAAAATAAACAGTAGTATTCGTTTCATGTTAATTCCTTTCTACCTTTCTATTTTTTAATTTTCATGATAAGGCGATATTTGCCATCAATGACTTGGCATAATGCCCATCCATAATTTTCGCCAGTTTCGGTAGGGCAGTGTATTTTTCCGTCCTGTTCCCAATTCCAGTGGTCCGCAACTCGATAAGAATATTCCGGCTTTTGACCCCAGTCAATCTTTTCATCTTGTGGTAATGAATATATACTATCTGAGTATGGGCTTTTTGAAATCTTAAAATCATTTTTTCTTGTTAATGTTTGATTGTGTTTTAACTTGAGAAAATGATTTTTGGGAAACTTCATCATCACTAATTCTTGTCCGCCATCTATAAAATGGCCGCCCATTTCTCATTGAGAATGCTTCATAATTTTTGTTTAAATATTGCCACTTCTTACGTAATCCACTCGCTTCTTTAGTAAATCCTGCTTGCCTTAGCAATCTTTCTTCGGCTTTTAAGTTCCTAATCGTATTTTCATAATTCCTTTGCCTTTGGTCGATTGCATATTCACGCTTAATTTCTTCTTCGGTATAATCAGTCGGTGGACGGCTTCCTGGTCGATATTCGATTAAACGATGCCTGCAGTTATAGCCATTGATGATGGAATTGCCACCGTTAAGCTTTAAGACGTCCGCAAGCGGTGTGTATCTGATGCCATTAATCGTTCCGCTTGTTCCATCGAGAGAATATAGCTTACCTTGATGCGGAGCGCATCTTGGAGAACAGTTCGGATGGCTTGAGGTCCATACTAGCTTAACGCCATTATCAACTAAGTTCTTGACGTCTTTGAGATTAGCATCATAACGAATAGCCATCTCGACACGATTTCTTAAAGATACTTTGACTGGTTTCCCATCTTTGGTAAGTCTAGTGCTGATTGGTGGATCGGCTGCGATTGCCTTCAATCCTAACTTAACGCTGTTTTCGTACCCCTCGATTAATGCTCGTCCTTTTGCGTTAAAGTCCATATAAGGCCTGAAGTTATCGATAATTTGCTTTGGACCGTTTTTGAATATCGCGTTTAGATCTAAAGCGTAAAGCGTTGTGGTTGGTACCACGGTTGAGACTTTATTACGTAAGTTGTGGTTTACAGTTTTGATGGTTTGGTTAAGTTCATAATACCATTTTTTAGCACTAACGACAAAGCCGTTCCGGATTTCTTCCTTTAGAGTTGGATCGCGAATTTTCACACACGCTTCAGCAATCACTTTATTAAGTTGCTTTGTTAGTTCCTCTTGCGAGACGCCTTGTAAAATTGCTTGCGTGATTAGTTCCTTGATTTTGGTTGTTGCGCTCTGAAGTGCCACAATCATTGGTCCAGACACTGATGCATCAGGACTTAAAATTTGTCTAGGTGGATTATTGTTCGTTGCCACCGCCAGCACCTTCTACTTTTTTGTCGATGTTTTCATCCGGGTTGACTTGTTGACTTTCTTCGTCTTCGTCTTCGTTTTCGACTTCGTTTTCGATTTCGCTAATGCCGGTTAATTCTGGAAGATTATTAGGATTATCGAAGCTCATGCCTTCCTCAAAACGAATGCGATTAACTTCATCCATAATTTGTGTTTCGGACCAATTCGGATGAATATACCTAATTGCTGTTTCCGTTGAAGCTACACGATAACTTGATTTTGCTGCGCCCCAAGTATCGATAACTTCTTTATCTGAATTTTGAATATAGTCTGGGAATTCAATTGCGACATTGCAATTTGAAAAATCAATTTCAAGTTTGTTTAAGCCTTCTTGCTCGACACCGAATTGTTTTTGGATCCAAGCATTAAGCGAAAGCATTTGCAACAAAACTTTTTCCATAAACGGAATCCAAGACTGAAGCTTAAGATTTCGTGTTTCTAGTGTTGTCTTGTTTTTTTCTTGTTGTGATTTGTCACCCAAGTTCATTGCAACCATTCCAGGATCGCCGATCGCTAGCGGTGATAATCCCATTTTGTTAAGTGCAGCTGTAAGAAGCGTATCATATTTCTTTTGTAGTGATTCGTGCTTATCGTTTATTTCTGTCACTTCAATTTTGTTTTGAGCGTCTTGGTCGATATCGCCAGTGACTTTAACATAGTTTGTAACGAATGGATCAAGCGGTTGTTTCTCGCCATTTCTATTTGTTGGGATCATATTTTCTGGCACGTAGCGGCGAGGCTTATTATTCCGGATTTCTGAAACCATTTCACTAAAGACTTCATCGAGCGCATCGAAAATATTATGTGCGCCTGCATAATCGCTCGCTCCATACGGACAATTAGGAAATTCCGCATTCGGTAGTTTATTTGGCTTTTCAAATGCAAGCATACCGATTATACCTTCAAAAACAAACTCTTCCTTTAGATTTGCAGTTTGTGGGATTGTTGTTAAAGGCACTTCTTTTTCGCTTCCGGTGGATTTGTCTAATGCGTACAGCTTGTTAATATACATTGCGAAACCTTTTTCGTTAGTGGTGTGCGTTTCTTTGTGAACGTATAGTTTATCGCCTATCGTGTGATAGTTTTTAAAAACGATTGCAGTTGTGACGCCTCGTGTCTTAACTAACTCAGCATTCATCACGCTAGCAATCTCGAATATCGGATACTCAGATAATTCAATA